ATGTTAGGGTAATGATTAATAAAAAGATGGTGGAGATTTCGCAAAGGGTTAATAAACATGATACACCCCAGAGTTAGGTTTGCCGTAATGCATCATACAAAAGTATCTCATTGCATCAATTGAATGATTGAATGCATCAATAGGCTTATTTAAACTTGACCCAGTCTTATCCTTATCCCATGTGTAGGCTCTTAATTCTTTTATGGTATTAGTACTTCGTGAGGTGACTAACATATCAAGGCCCTGCATTATATCAATTCCGAATACAATAGAATCCTTACCCTTGTCGGTTGCTTTTATGGTTATTCCTCTGGCTTTGATTTCGGCTATCGACTTAGGTTCTGCAGAATCAGCATATACTATATTGTTAACCTCGTTTGATTTCATTAATCTAACTAAATCACTATTCAATAACCCTTTTTGGTGTATGATTTCATCCCATATTAGTTGGTCATTGTACTTGTAAGCTGCAATTAATGTACTAGGGTCGTTTGTATATCCGAAATCCATTCCATAACCTAATAACCTAGCCTCTTTTGGTATGGTATCAATCGTTTTCCAGTTGTTAAACACAACACCCTCCAAACTTCCTATGTTACCAAGTCCGTAAACCTCCCACCAATTGGCCCAATATTCAGAAGTCTTAGCTTTTGCCTTCTTGCTTTCAATATCATCTACAATGGTTTGTGGTAACCCTTCGTTATCCAAATAGGTTAGTATGATTAACTCGCTATCTTTGTCCTCTGCTACGTCTGTATGCGCCCAAAATTGAGCCGTTGGATTGAAGTCCATCCAAATATCCTTACTCGTTCTAATTGATAGTTCGTTGTATGCGTTATGTGATACGTTGTTAGCCTCGTTAATGTATAGTACGTGCCTCCTTGCCCCTCTTAGTTTATCATCTTGATCAACTGAAAAAAACTCTATGTGTGAACCATTAGAAAATGAGTATGTTAGTAATGTTTTATTCCAGTGGTCAGTTATCCATCTATTGGTCCACTTCATTATCTTGATGAAATCCCTAATTGCTCCCCTTCTTAAATGTGGTATTGATTCCGACACAACACTAATCTCTAGGTTAGGCGTTTTGATTGCTTGGTTAATGAGTATTGGTATTATTCCGAATGTCTTTCCTGCTGATGTTCCGCCTTGAATTATCTTTTTACGCTTGGTTAGCTTACGTAATTTCTTTATGGCTGTTGTGTAAATAAACATTGGTTACTAACGTACTGTAACATTGTGACTAAAGTATTGATTATTAGTCCTCACCAAATAACGGTTGCTCTTGTTTAATTGTCTGTTCTTGCTTGTCAACTAGGTTGTTTAATCGTTGGGTAATGCTTGCGTTGTATTGTCCAACCATACCCCCCTCGATTTGGTCGCGTCTTATTTCTCTCCTTATACGCGAACAGATACCCATATAATTGTCGTAAAGTTTGTCCTGATTAGCGAAGTATTGGTCTATTCCTTTTGATTTAACGCCCTCATTATTCATAACAAAGCAATCAAAGCCCTCCATTGTTAGAGGTCGTTCTAGCTCTTTAGCTTCCTTGTTGAAATCCTTACCTCCATAAACAGATTCATATCTAGGATTATCTTTTACATCGTTTTTATAATCTGTGAACAGTTGCCACATCTTATCAGGTGATTCTATGTATTTAACATTTCCCATTTTACCATTCTTTACTAGGAAAGCAATACTCATCACCTAGTAAGTAATTATTATATTCTGTTACTGAACTAATGTAATTGGTGTCACTATCCGAGCAGTTGTTTTGTATTGTTAATGTGTAGTACCAATGTCCATTGTAATCTTGTAGCTTCTTTGAGTCTGTTACCTGCCCACAATTACACGATTGACTTACTGGTACAACCTCTTGGTCTTTTTCGCATGATGTAAATGCTAGTAATGCAAGTATGTAAATAATCTTTTTCATTTCTTTACTTTAAAAAAGAGCCAACCAACCCCTTGATTGACTCCCAAACCAAACTAACCCTATGATCATTCTGCAAAAGGCTTTACTATATCCAAAACCTTTTTTAATTCTTTGTCTATGTTACTTAATAGATTCCTTTTTGTTGCCGCACATTTACTTCCGTATGTCCTAGCAATACCATCTGGAATCATTCTTTGAAGTATGTCCCTTGATAGGTTGTTTAACTTAACAAAGTCCTCTGTTGTTTGTGGTATTGTTTCGACCAACATCAGTACCTCGAACTGGCTTCTTACTAGAGTGAATTTATACCCTGCTTTCTCTAGTGCTTCATTAGCTAAATCACATGGTAACTTTTCAACCTTTAAAACCTCAACTTCTTGCTCTTTAATACCATTAATCAAAGGTTCTGTTATGTCGTGTTTTTCAGACAATCCACTTATTGACTTAGATACTTGCTCTTTGGTTACTTTTGTTTTTCGCTTAGCCATTGTTTAACTTTTAGTTGCATTAGTTTTTTTGAGCTTGTAAGTGTTTCGCGGTTGATCTTAGCTTGTTTACTAATCTGGTAGATACTTGTATCATTAAAGAAATAGTGTCTAAATACCAGTGCGTGAAACTTATTACTACTTGACTCATTTTCAAAGGTACGCAATTTTTCTTTAATGAGTGTTATTTGTTTTTCGCTGCATTTGGTTTCTATGTTTGGCGGTTCGTATGCTAACTCTGGAAAGTCATTTGTCTGTATTGCTTGGTTTCTTTTTACCCTTTTGTGGTCTATTGCTTTACGTATCAGAACGGACTTGAAGTAAACCTTGTTAATCTTGCCGTCAATAGTGATGTTGTTAATATCAATCCTACCGTCTTTAATTCGTGTGTGGATGTTAAGGCAACAATCGGAAATGATATCCTCTACAAAGCAAGTGTTAAAACCTATTACGCTCCCTACGATTGATTTATAATCTGAATAGTTATCGTATATGCTCTGAAACATTTTAGTCACGTTTCAAAAGTACGTTATTTATTTTATCCTTTTACGCATGACTTTAATCCTTTTCTAAACACTTCGGCTATCACATCATTAATTAACTGCTGGTCGGCTTCTTCCTTTGAGTTCTCCCACTCTATTGGATATGTTCTGTCGTTTGTGTATATGATGTCGTTGTACAGTCTTATATTAATCCCTGTCTTTCTTCTGTGATAATCCTCCTCTACATCGGTAAACTCTATTGAGTACGGTAGTGTGTCATCTGTAAACTCAGGTGCTTTTAATACTTTTAATATATCGTTCATAATATCTTTTTTACTAATGTTCTTCTTGAAACTGACATTTCGATTTTACCTACTTTTATTACAGCGTGTTTGTATTCGTTTATCCGGAGGAATTTAGCGTTACCAAAGTGAGGTATGTGTACGTTGGTATTAGGCTTTAGCTTGCCTATTTGAAAGGTTGTTCTCATTGTAAATTGTGTTAAATTCTTTAACTGCTTCCGTTCTTGCTTCGGGTCTGGTTTTGAAGTGCTCCTCATCATCGTTATTAGGGAACGGCATAAATACATTTGCATATACTAATTTCATCGCATCTAAATCATGTCCAACCGAATCAGCAAAGTCTTGGATTACTCCGAATTGCATTGAGTCGGGTAACTCATCAAAATAAACACTTGAACCATCTAAAGTAAACGCTAAATACTTACCGTTATACATTGTGCATTCGTAATGATGCATTGCCCACTTCTCGAATGCTTGTTTTGTTTGTCCTGTTAATTTCATATCTTTTTTGTTAGTGAAACTATTACTGTTATTGTGTGTGCTTCACTTGGATATCCTTCGTAATTCATAGAGCAAGTACTCAACCCCTCTACTTTCACAATATGGTTTACCTCTAGGCTTTCGATTTCTTTGTCGATGTCCTGTGCTGTGTTTGCTACTATTGTTTTAATCATGGTCGTATAATTCAACGGCTTTCACTACTATAACCAATACGATTGACATTGCAAATCCTGTTATTATTCCGAATAGGATTACATCCGTTAACCCTAAATTGATTGTTACGTTTACTTCTTCCATAATCTATTTGTTTTTAAACTTATTTAAATGCGTTCTAAGGGCTTCGTTTTGCCCTAGTAGTATATTCACACCTTTTGCATCATTCTCGGCCTTACACATGAACTCATAAAGTCTGTGTGGATATTCCGATGTTCTTAGGTATGCCTCTTTACTGGAATAGTCTATTTTAGTTGACTCGAAAATGAATACTTGTTTTAAATATCCGTGTGAGTGGTTTTGTTCGTGTGCTGTCATGGCTTTGTTTTAAAATGGTAAATCATCTTGTTCCTCTGGTTCGTGTTGAAAATCTATGTTAGGCTCTATTGATTTAGTAACCTCATACA